TGTGAAGAACCTAAACTCTAAAAGAAAATTGGGTACCCCCATGCGAAACCCCCGAGGCGTATGGATCAGTTGGCTTGGATGGGTTTGCGATTCGTTAGGCCAGTGGCCTGTTGCCTCGCCTTGAGTTGCAGAGGGAATGAGCTGGGGCAAGGGGGGAGTAGGGGTCGCCTGCGATCAGGTGGTCGGCTGTGATGTCGTTTCGGTTGGTGAACGCCTGCTTGCAGAGGTGGCAGTGGGTGGCTGTGGCCTTGAGGTAGGCCCTGACCTTTCTGTAGTGGGCTGAGCTGTATAGAGTCCTCCCCCTTTTGCGATTGGCTTGGCGAAGACGTTCTTTCTCGTCGACTACGGATTGATGTTTGGAGCAGTAGCTGGCTCCTGTGGTTAGGACTCCACAGGCTAGGCAGGGCTTAGGGAACCTACTCATCTCGTTTACTGTTCAATGTTTCGTACGCGTGTCTTAGTCTGCCTTCAATAATAGGTAGGTATTCAGCAGTTAGTTCTATTCCTATGAAGCGTTTGCCTTCTAGGATTGCTGCTTTACCTGTTGAACCTGAACCAGCAAAAGGATCTAACACAACACCATTAGCAGGCGTTACTAACCTAATTAGATACTGCATCAGAGCTGTGGGCTTTACAGTCGGATGAAAGTTTTGTTTAGCCTGATTAGTTCGGTTGCGTGGGTTATCTCCACCTACACCGTCAGTAGCATTACGGTCAGCGTGTCTAACTTCTGGCAGTTCGTCTAAGCCTTCGTTGCGATCTCGTTTGTTTGCTTTAGCGACATAAAAGAACCTACTCGCCCCACCAACATCGCTGTAACCTGTTCTGCCTGTTTCATAATCGTATTCTTTAGAGTTGTCGTTGCCTACACCAAAACCCCATTTAGTGTCGTGTGGGCGATTATGACTAAGGCTTTTACTTATACCTGATTGTTCGTCTAGGAGTTCGGCTGTGTATTCGTCTAGGATAATGTTCGCAGGCCAACGCCCTAAATCACTACCAGTTTCATAAGCGTTTTGCTGTGCCTGAACTTGACCAATCTGACCAGACATAAAACTTGATTGAGCAGTATTTATTCTTTTAGTGTTGGAGCCTTGTATGCGTGTTGCGTCTATGTTCAATCCACCTACGCCATGTTCTAAAACGTTTTGAGCTACTGTTCCGATCAATGGTTTTCGTGCTACGACTATTGGTTCGTGTGCAGGTTTCAGGGCTGTACCCCAACCATCCCACGCCTTAGCTTCATCAGTAGCAGGGGCAGTAATATCTGGTACAACAGGTGATACTTGAAAAGAATGTCCTTGCATAATTCCACCACCATGCCTATTGCTTTTGCCTATGACTTCTCGTTCTGCTCCTGCAGCTTTATCTATTGCCTTGCTTATGTTATGTGACTTAGGGAAACCTGATCCATAAAGCCATGCGATGTTGTCCCTGATTTCAAACCCTGCATCCTCAACAGCAACAGCTAAACGGTGCCAAGTCCTCGTCCCCCCGAACGCCAACAAATGCCCACCGGGTTTAAGTACACGCAGGCACTCACGCCAAAGCTCAACGCTGTAGGCAATCCCTGAGCTGTCCCATGATTTCCCCATGAACCCTAGTTCGTATGGTGGATCACAGACTATTGCATCAACACTGTTATCAGGCAGTGCAGGGAGTACGTCTAGGTTGTTGCCTGCATAGATTTCTGCATTGCGTATTGTGAGCGTAGGTTTCATAGGTTTATTCTATTCGTCTAATGGGTCGTTGTATTGGTCGTACAGGGCTTGAAAGCCAAGTGCCACAGTGTTATCGCCCTGCACCTGTATGACGCTTGTGTCGGCCGTGTGTGGCTTTTCTGAGTGCTTGTGGGTCTTCCTCCAGTTGCGAACCAAAGCGACTGCATCTCGGTCGTCTGTCTCAAATTCTGCCCCACAGGAGCACACTTCACGGATCACTGGATTACCCGAACGAACCTGATTTGGGAGTTTTTGAAGTCGCTCAACGGCTGGATTACGGTCGTCTTATACAGTTGGTTGGCGTTTACGATAAGGCCTTGGCCGACATAGATTGCTGAATGATAGAAGCTTGTGGAACCTTGGTGGGCAAAGACTACGATGTCGCCAATCTTGGGATCGCTTACTCTTTGGCCTACGTGGCCCTGTTTGTTGGCACTGTGTGGCAGTACGATTCCCATTCGTTTGTATGCGTATCGAACCATGCCAGAGCAATCCCAACCTGAGAGGGTGCTGCCTGAAAAGACGTAGGAAGTTTTGTGAACTCGAGTCGTCAAGTGCTGCACGACACGCTTGAGTTTGTCACGTTTGGCTTGCTGTCGGACTTCTTTCGCATTTAGCAAAGCGAGAGCCCTGAGAGATTGTGGGGCCACAATCTGATTAGCTGGGGTTGTCACTGGATCAGGGGCGACTACCTGTGGGGAAACATTAACGCTTACGAGCGTGGCTAGAAGGACTAAAAGTTTGGCACTCATTTGGGATCCTTACCCCATCCACTACCAATGAAGCGAATGGTTTGAATACCAAACTTGCGTTCCATCTGTAACTCACACAACCCACAGTGAGGTGCTTTTACTTCGTCAGTTATTTCGGCCACGACTTGTTTGGTCACTTCACAATTAGAACAAATAAAAAGATACGTTGCCATAATGCTCTCCTTTCGTGGAGCTGTGGAGATTCGAACTCCAGTCCAATCTGCTTCCACTTGTGGCTTTACAGACTGTCGAAACCATTCCAGCCCCTACAACTTATGCACTGTACCAGTAAAGTCTTGCTCACGGTGCAAGGCAAAACAAACCAAACCGGGGGTGCTATCTTCGCCACTGTTCAAACGCCACCAGTTACTTCCGTTATCGAGGGTTGCAGCTTGAACCCAGAAACGTGAAGTGCCTCGGTTTGTTGATCCGAGCTCCTGAACACGGAGGTGGTGGAAGTGGCCAGATACTAGGACGGTCGCAGCTGTGACGGACTGCTTGCCAAATGACTGCTTCCTCCACCAATCAGGGATTCCTTCGGGGCGATTTGCCTGATGGCCGTGAACCATGCCTAAAACGTGATAGCCGTCTCCGAAAACATCGTAGGCCAAAGACTCGTCCGACTTTGCAGGTTCGTGAAAAGTTATGTCAAGCCCCACCTCTTTGCTTAACCTTGCCAAGGTTCTGCCAATGTGAATGCCCCAATCATCAGTTGCAGACCCTACACGCTGTTTGCTGATCCGAAACTGACAGTGATTTGAACCTACGCTTAAATAAGTGATGGGAGCGAACTTTGCCAAACTTTTCAACGTTTCCCAAGCTAACGAAGTGGCCAAATCCACCTGTTGCATCAGGCTCAAGTCGTTCGTTGCGAGCTGGTGTAGGTCAGCGACATTTTGGAAACCCTCGATGGAGTCGCCAACGTCACAGAAGATTATGCGTTCAGGTTTGGTTCTTTTGGCAAGCTGCAGGAGCCTCTTTTGAGTTTCAGCCACACGAGCGATCAGGGCCTCAACACCTCCACGGTGATCCACTTTCCCAACCTGCAGGTCGCTCCACAACACGACCAAAGCCGTGTCGGCAAGGCCAACCTTCGAAGCAGTTGGTTTGGTTTTCTTTGCCAATGAATACAACAGGGGTAGATCTATAGTTGAGTTCTTTCGCCTCCAGCGAACCTTGACTGCAGTGTGCCATGCAGGTTCAAGTGGAAAAGGTCTGGCAACCTGCCACCTGCTAATTCTTGGTTCGCCTACAATCTCAATCTGCTCAGGGTCAATACCTGCATCACGCAGGAAGCCATCTATGTCTGCAGGGTTATCGCCTTCTACGCTTGGCAGTGTCGCCTCGCCACCGTCACCGTCAAATACGACAGACGGACTCCAACCTTCAGGGGCTTGAACTTTAGGTGCAGGAGTTACTAGATCTTCCAGCATGAGCAACGCTTCTCTCTGTGATGTTTGATCGCAGTGTCACTGATTTTGATGTCACGTTTTAAGAGCTCGTTGCTTAAGGTTTTACAGAACCAATCAGGGTTCATAACGGCTTCTTCAAAGATAACTGCGTCCTTTTCGCTCAACTCGTCTTTGATGGTGCGAACACGGCAGGGCGTGAGTTTTACAGGTATCTTCAAATCTTCAAGCATTTAGCGTGTCTCCAAACCCATCTGGTAGGTCGCTGTCGGAGGGGCTTCGCTAATGAAACGAATGGCCAAGTTGTGTGCCAGAGCTTGCATAAAGTCACCTTGAGCAGCTGCTGCCAAAAGCAGGTCAGCTAAAGTCAGTTTGATGTCTTCCAAGTCGGCCGACCAAACCAGATTAGGGTCACGCAACAGCTCGACGGCTTCCTCAATCGCTCTAGTCATCATGGTCGTCATACCCTTCGTCCGTGTAGGTGCTTTGGGTGACGTAGGCCATAAAAATGCTGGTCAGCATAAGCAAGATTATGCCAAGAACAATGATGATCAGCATCACAGCAATAAACTCCAGCATCAGTCGATGTCCACGGCATCAGTGAGCTTTTCAAGGATCAGGTCGAAGATAGCCTGCATCTGAGCGTTGCTAATAACTTCTGCTCTTTCAAGTTCAACAAGGGCATCTCTAGTTCTTTGAGCTTCAGTTATCTGGCCACGCTGTAGCCCTGCCTTATAGTCCTTGCCAAAAATGTTTATAGCGTTCGCACGAACACACTGACAGACCAAGGGGGTGCAGTTACACGACATTGGTCTCTCCTTCAACCTTCAGGCAGTTCTCTTCAATAAAGAGATGCAGCTCCTCAAAGGCGTTGTTGTAAGCGATCATGGTGTTAGCGACCTGCATTTGTCGGTAAATCTCCAGCAAGTCCCATATCTGTTGTTTGCTCATTTTGTCCTTCTTCCGTTTTGTTTAGTTTATTACCTCTGCTGTCCCAAAAGTCGTTCATGCTGTCCAGCTCGTCGAGCAACCGGTAGCACTTACGCTTTGAGAAACCTGTTTCAATCATGATCCGATTCACGGCCTCACCTTGCCAAGCCCGAATTTGCAGCAATCTGGCCTGATTCATTTGCCACCAGAAAATAGAGTCTGACACAATCAATCGCTTTGGGTACGGTAACGGCTTGTAGTATCTCATCGCTCACACACCTCGATGGCCTGTGCTTCGGTGGAATACTGATCCCAACAGTTCGGTTGGGTGCTTGCCCAAAAGGACAGAATCCCCAACATGATTGCTAACCCTGCAATAGCCGAAGCCATAAAGTAAGCACTCTCACGCTTAGTTAGATCCGTCATTTTCCACCCTTTTCTAAGATTTGGATAATCTCATCCAAAGCGTGTTCGATTGCGAAATGACCTGCGATCTTCAAAGGGTCGGTCGATTCAAGCTTCTTCAAAATAGCTGCTTCTTGGCGTACTTTTAGAAACTGCACAACGCAGGCAACACCATCTTCCATTCCAGCTGCATGAGCTTGTTTTCGGGCCAGTTGAATTGAGCCGTAGGTTGTTGTGACTTCGTCATCATCTTTCCACTCACTCATCTTCTCTCCCTTCCACAAGTGCGATGACCTCGTCTTTGCTCAGCTCGATCATCTGGATGGATTTGGCCCAATAAAACGGTAACCGTTTCAGCACCTGCACGATACGCCAACGCTCCTGACGAACACCCTGTTCCAATTTGGCTTGAAGTCGTTCCTCGAAGAAGGCCCGAGTCATCACGAGGTTGGTCTTATTCAAACGGCACTGGCAGGTGGTCATAACCAAAGTTTCGTTGAGTTCTTTAGGCATTCTCAAATCCTGTCAAATAAACAACCTTTTCCATGTCAGTTGTAACTGCGACCAGCTTGTTCGTTGCTGCACAACGCCTGATCACATTCAAATCCAGCAGCAGGTCAATGATCCGTTGCTGTTCTTTCTTGGCACCCTGCTGACGGTAAAAGTCCCTTACACGCTCTGCACTTTCATAACGGATTGACTCGCTCATCGCTGGCTCGCTTTGTACACGCTGATCGCAAACAATACAAATAAGCCACAAATCAAAATGCTGGCGATTGGGTGGGTAAGTATTGGCATCAATGCACTAAAGATAAACATAAACAACAACAGCACGGCCATGAAAAATAGCAATTGCAGAATAAAGATAAACATCAGATCACATCCTTTTTGATAGCTTCAGTAACGTGCAGGCTTGCCTCGTTACGGGAAATATTCATTGAGCGAGAATAGGCCAACACGGCCTCATCCCAACGGTCGTAAAGATCACTGTACAAAGCGAAGTTCATGCCTGTGGCAATCCAAGCCCTGTAGGCATCAACAGTTTTGAGGAACAGTTCTGTGGGAGTCATTCTGCAGCCACCTCCTTGAGGTAATTCACGCCATTTGCCTCGGCCCAATCCAGCAGCTGGTTCTCGCTGAAGAAAACAAAGGGCAACGGCTTCTTGTCGTAGCAAAGTTTCCAAATGGTGATCCTGCCTGTCTTGATTTGCATTCCCCATCCGTTACCTAAGTCTTGGTATCTGACAAAGATCATTCTGTGGCCTCCTCTTCCTGAATTAGATCATCAACGTCAAGCACGTCACTTGCGATGTCCAGCCTTGCCAGCTGGTGGTAGCGAAATGTGATCGCGTTGCCTTGATAGCTGAGTGGAACCCATGTGATTTCAACACAGTTGGTGACTCGGTTGCCCACAAACTTTCCGGTCATTGGGTCGTGGATCGCATCCAGAATGTCACCCATACGCACCGACTCTGCTCGAAAGTAATAGTAGGACAGCCTGTTCGGGTTTTCATCTAGCGACTGCCAAACGTCACCAACTCGGATGTCTTTAGACTCTCTGGGTTTGAATACTGGCTGGCCCTGCATCATGCACCGACCTTTGCAGTTTGGTCATCGCACCATTCGCATTCTTCGAAATCGAACTTCTTTTGGCACACTGGAAAACCACCCATGCGATTGAAGTACCTTAAGTCTTGCAGCAGGTCTTTCCACGCTCCAGCTTTATCGCCTTGCTCGTAGTTGTAAATCTGCTCGTGAACATCACCGTTGAAAGTTTTGCCTGATGGTGCTTCAAGTCGAATCTCGTCCCAATCGTGGATTTCTGCACCGAGTCTTTTTGCTAACTGCTCGCATCTCTGCTTGCTCATTATGCACCAGCCTTTTCATTTAGATCTACGTTGTTTTCTGCGATCCAAGCGAACACTGCTTTCTCTGACCAGAAGGTCAGGCCCTTAGCTTTGCAGCCTCGATACATCAGGTTGAATGTTTTGCGTTTTCCGTGATTGATGATCAGCGACCATCCGTTGCCCAGCTGCTTTGTCTGCACCAAAATCATTATGCACCAACCTTGTTGTTGTGAATTCCAAGATCGCTTAGCCCGATAGATGCGTAAGCCTTCTTCATCGCTTCGTACTCAATGAATACCTGCTTGCCAAAAGCCAAAGCTTCAGCCTCGCCAATCTTCCCTCTGCAGGCATCCCAGTTCAGTTGTGCTTTGCGATACTGATCCAACTTTGCATCAAGTAGCTCTGTTGCCTGTTCTTTCATGCTGGTGAATACAATGTTCATTTCTTGTCCTTCGTTTGTCCGATACCAGCCTTTTGGCTGATGGGTCGAGTTTATCATTTTTATGGCAAAAGCAGCAACTTTATTTGACGGCGTGGCGTTATGTAATGGAACCGTAATCTGGCCCTACAGCCCCCAAAACTAGGGGTAATTTGTGATTGTGACAGCCACCCCAGCTTGGCCCACGGCATAAACCTTGGAAACCTCCAAGCGAACAACCTGCGAATCATCGCCCCACACGCCCTCACCGTTGGCCGTGATGCCGTCCAGCAAGGATCTAGCCAGCTTATCCACGTCAGGGGGAACAGTGGGCAGGAGTCGTTTCACCGTGGGTTTGCGAGTCAGATAGAACACGGCTTCAACTTTGACAGGCCCCTCAAAGCGACCAGAGTCACCTGAAGCTCGCATCCCCTCAATGACGGCTTCCGATACGGCCTTCCTCCAAGCAGGCAACCTTGGACTGGATTCAACAATCATAGGGATCACGTTCCCTGCAGCTGTCTTTCTGGATCCAACATACTTCTTCGAACCTTGGGGGGCTGGCTCCACACCGAAAACGGTGAAGCTAAAGCTATCTCTTGGCATAGTAATTCACCACGATAATCACCCAGCAGAAAACCCCTACCAATCCGTTTAAGAAAGCTAGGGGTTGACTGGTGAATTGGGAATTAGTGATTAACAGTAAACCTAGAACATAGCCTGCGATCCACTGCTTCATACATACAGTCTAGAACGGTGCAGAAGTTTCAACAGGCTTTGGGGCCTGAACTAATACAGCGTTGTTGATTGCATACTTGATGGACTGCCCCGGTTTCCCTGAGCGATCCATTACAGGCTGGCCGTTTGCGTCCACCCAAGCTTCAATCTTGCTGCTCATCAAACCTGTGATGGTTACGTTGGCTTCAGCTGTGATGTTGTGTGCTACAGCGAACCAAACTGTCCAAGTGCGTGTGTAGTCCTCACCTGTTTGTCCCTTGTATGACTCAAGCAGTTCTAAGCCTTGGCTACTTGCACCAAAAACTTTGACTACTCTGCCTTCTACTTTTACCTGTGCCATTTGTATCTCTTTTCTTCTATGGTTAGCTCGGTCAGATTAGTTTAGTGGGGTGGTGCGACATGGGCAGGGTTTACACAATCTCGATGGTTGCATAATCGAAAACCGGGGAGGACTAAACCACCGTTGCTGTCGATGGGGTTCATGTTCGCATCGAGCAGACCTTGATGTGGGGTGCATCGCAGTTTGCCGTATTGAATAGTGAGGGCAGGCTTT